TCATGCCTAGTCTCGTGGGCTCGGAGATGTGTATAAGAGACAGCCCTTAATCATTTTATAATTGCTGGTCATCCCTGACCGTGCCTTACGTAGTCTGCCTTATTAGTTAAAAACTCGACAGCTTTCAGGTCTTATATTTTAATCCGTTAAGTTTAACGTGAACGTGAGTATAATCACCACAATTCCCACAACAAGCTAATCAATAGTATTCGTCCCATATCTAAAGTATAGCATAATTTTAGGATAATGCAAGTATAAAATAAAAAAGACGCCTGATTTTTATATCAGACGCCTTGTGGTATAGGGGCTAACTGATTTCTTGTAATTCACCATTATTATCGTCAAATTCCTCACAATACTTACATAAGCCCTTATCATCTTGCGAAGCATATTGCAATTCATAAGTATTGCCACAGCGAAAACAACGAAATTCTGTTAGTTCTAATGCACTAATTCCTAAATGGTCTGCAAGCTCAAAAAAATTATGTTCGGCTTGTGCAATATCTGCTGGTTGTTCTCTCAATGAACGGATACCGTCTTTTAAGTGCATTTTTAATTCCCCTTTTTCTTTTGGCTCTATAACCATAATTCACCCCTTTTCTATTAGCCCCTATTTACTTGTCAAATAACATCACTAACTTATAATTGCTGGCGTCCGTATTTATTCAAACTTATTATAAAACTCCATAAATCGTTGCTTTGCTGTCTTGAGGTTAGGCACGTAATTCGCTGCATTTTTATCCGATAGATTATAAGTTTGCCCATATTTACATTTACTCGTTGTTGCTGACAAATATACTTTTAGTGGTTTTACCTTAATTATATCTTTTGTTATCATTTCCGGCCCCTTTCAGTTTAACTATGTAAAGTATAACACAAAATCAGGACAATGCAAGTGTTATTCTATAAATTATCCGCAGGCGGATTATCCAGATATTCTGTAACTCGTTTAATAAAATCAGCGTCCTCGTGGCCTGATACTCTTAAGTTACAGCCACGGCATAAATATCCCCTTGCCTTGCCGGTCTTATGGTCGTGGTCTAATACTAAAAACCGTTTTTCTTTACAAATAGCACACTTACCAGCTTGTTTTCCCTGTAATGCGTCTATTTGCTCTCTGGTTAAATTACGCCAATTACTCGAATATCCTGATACTCTACCACAACCACCTGCGGTTTGCTCTTTTACTGGTCTGTTATGTATCGGTGGTCTTATTCGTTCCGGAATTGGTGGTATTTTACTTTCCCCTCTACAATCGGCACACTTTACACCATCAAATAAAGCTGGTTTTATTTTACATATTCTACATAATCGTTCCATTTGATATATCTCCAATAATTAGGTTAATAAAATATGGTCTCTCTATACATAGACCAGAATATCACCTTTTAGTAACGTAATTAGTAAAGAACAGGTATTTTAGTAAATGGTCTTTTATTGTCTGGTCAGCGTAACTATTGCATATACTTGCATTTATAGTCTGATTTTACTTAATGGTCTATGTCTATGTTATGTATTGTAGTAATATATTATTATTATATATGTATATATAGGTTATAGGACGTATGTATAGTATATATAGTATGCCCATATATGTATATAGGGGAGGATGTAAGCGGTTACATAGGCCATTTTACTAAAATCATTATAAGTATATATGGAATAGAGGATTATCGTTTTTATTTTACTAAATAGTTTAGTAAACTGTCCCAGGTATAATCTTTTAGAGTAAAATGGACGTTGTATTATCTATGTTAAGTTAATGCATCTAACTATTACATAAGGTAAGTAATTATCTAACTAACTATGTAATATGTTTGTTATCTATGTTAATTGGGCATTATAATATCACCACGTCAAGCTAACCAGCCATCTATGTTTGCAACCTGATACCTGTTCTGGCTCCTGTGCGGTCGCTGTGTGCGTTTATATGAGTAATAGGTAACAGGGTATTGCTTGTTCGTCCTATGGCTCTGTGTGGCCTGTCAGGACAAACCGTAAGGGGGTGGGTGGCACCCATCGAATAGGAGTCCCGCTGTGGAGTGACCCCCTTCTTGGAAGCAGAAAAATCATAAAAAGTGGCCCCGCACACAGATCACACACTGGATAACCACCGGATGCTGGATTAACGTAAAAAATATATAAAAAATTTCCAGAAACTCTCAGAAAATGACAGTTTTTAGTGGCTATTGCGGTTATAAGTGGAAAGAAGGTGTAATATTCACTGGATTGCAGCAATAATCACGTTATTTGCCAAGTATCTGGTCGATTGCAAGGATAAATGGGGTCACATTGCCCATGTAGTAAGTGAACTCCTGTGGATATACGTGGCATTACAGACGAAAATATACGGTTTACTGTTAATAGCCATACCTACAATTTTACTTAGTCTGTATAACTTCTGGAAATGGAGTAGGAAATGAACTGGCTAACTCAGTTACTGGACCGATTGTTATGCTGGATACCGAGAATTTGGCTTGTATCTCCAGATGAAGGTGGTGTGCGAGTAACTCTGGGGAATCGAGTGCATCTTACTTCATCTGGTTGGTATGTTTACTGGCCCTTGATTCAAGAGATGACGAAAATAACTGTAACGCCGCAGGTTGTAGATCTTCGTGTGCAGAGTGTGTTGACGAAAGATAGCCGGGATATGTGTTTTGGCGGAGCGATTATGTACCGGATTCGTGATGCACAGAATGCGTTATTGAAAGTGCAGGATTATGATAAAAGTTTACAGACCCTCGCTCTGGGAATTATAAGCCGATATATTAGTAAGGTAGAATCAATTGAACAATTAAATATATCGCAGATTGAAGCCGAGATACTTGAAGGCGTGAAGAAGGACGCACGTGGATGGGGGCTGGAAATAATGCGTGTATATATCACTGATCTGGGTACAACGAAGAATATCAGATTACTTACCGATCAATCAATTACAGGAGTGCAAACCTATGACTATGCCGTTGCAGGAAATTCATCAGGTTTATAATGCGTTAAAGATAAAGGACATGTCCAGAGAAGCATTTGTAAAACAGGTGCAGGATCTGACGAGTCAGAGTGGCGTACAGCGAGATCTCGGAGTGATAATGGGTCGGAAACGGGCAGAAGCAAGGAATAAGATGAATATTGACAGGGCGATTGAAAATGGCCGAGGGTGAAAAATATATAGAATTTTTATGTGCTTGTAATAAGAAATCTTGCGAGGGAGCCTGTCGGAAAGAACACCTGTATCGTAAAAGGAAGGACCTTAAAATATGTCCAGGAGCTTACGAGCAGAAACTGCGAAAATGAAAAAACTTATAGAGGATATGCGAGTTCAATTACTTTATATGCAGTTTGATTTAGAAGCTACACGCAGGGAAAGAGAATATTTTAAAAGACTACTTCAGGAGAAAAAATAATGGATAGTGGGTATCAAATTGATAATAGTGGTAATAGAGTGGGTGCTGGAGTGCAGGCCATAAATCCTGTGGCTGCATCAGGACAGACAGTAGCAACTGGTACAGCCGGTGATGATAAGACGTTTACAGTTGTGGGTGGTGCAAGATACGTATTAGTTGGAATGGGTACAGGAATTTTAGCAAGCATAACTGGTGTAACATCTACGGCAGCTAATATAGAGTGGTTTGCTGGTGCAAATGTTCCTATGGTTGTTAAGATACCAGAAGGTAAAACGACTTTATATCTTGAAGGTGATACGAGTACAAAGAATGTACATCTGGCACGGCTTGCTGATTAAAAAGGATTAAAATGAGTAAAGATCCGAAGAAATGGCTCATAGCAGTAGCTATAGCTGTGATATTCGCTGCATGTTTTCCAACAGTATACAATAGACCTAAACCAGAACCTGTAACTTATCAGGTTAATTTAGTTTCTCTGATTCGGACCGTTGACCCATCAGTTGTATATGTGGAAGCTGTAGATGAGTATGGCGACCGTCTTTGGTCTGGATCAGGAGTGATAATTTCTTCTGATGGATTAGTTCTTACAGCCGGGCATGTAATTGACGGGGCTGTGGCATTTAAAGTTATATTACCCGATGGTCAAGAATTCTGGAGTAATAAAAGTTATCTGTCTAATATAACAGATGTCGGCTTAATCCAGATTGATGCAGAAAAACTACCATTTTCCCATATAGGAAATTCAGACAATTTACGTAAGGGTGAAGAAGTTTTTATAATTGGCTCCCCGCTTGGTTTTAATTTATTTAATACAGTAACTGCTGGAATTATATCTGGATTAAAACGTGATATTGATTTTTTTGGTGAGAAATTAATGATTCAAAGTGATTCTGCTTCGTTTTCAGGGAATTCAGGTGGTCCTGTATATAATATGCAAGGTCGTGTGGTCGGAGTTTTAGTTGGCGGGTATGGTTATTACGATAATATTAGCTTGGTAATTCCTTCTAATATTTGTCGACTTGTGGTAAATATTTATAAAGCAGAAAGAGAATTAGAAAATGCCAGCTAAAAGGCATAAATAGAATGCCACAGAATTATTCATAAGTGGAAAATAAGGAAGGCAGGGTAAAACCATTCCTGCAAAATCGAAAGCTCAACAGCAGGCAGCAGGAATAGCTCTTGCTGCGAAAAAAGGTAAACTCCCAGCATCTAAACTTAAAGGTGCGTCAAAACAAATGGCAAAAATGGGTACGAAAAATTTAAAACATTTTGCTGAGACAAAACGTAAAGGGTTGGTTAAGAAGGTTCAGAAAAAGTTGGACAAAACGTTCAGAAAGAAATAATGGCTAAGAAAAAACCTTTAAAAATTAAAAAAGCTGGTCAGTTGTTAAGTCAGTTTATACGTAGTATTGCTCTTGAAGAAACCGAACTTATAAAAGGTGCTGATGGCGAAGATCAAATGGCTTCTAAAGCTGAGGCTTTGGCCCGTCTGATGTGGCAGCGTGCGTTGGGTTATGTGGAACAAAGAATTGAAAAAGGTGGATTAGTAGATATTACCCATCCACCTGATAAAGTATTGATGAGTATGATTTTTGATCGGATGGAAGGTAGAGCACCGTTGATGAATCCAGAAAAAGGAAATAAACGGACGATTGCAGATAGAGTTTCAGAACAAGGAAAGAAACGATTAAATAAATTAGCAAAGAGTTCTTTGAAAAGTTAATATGGGTAATATAGCGATTGAAGAACAGATCAAGCCAAAGTTACGGGAGCCTTTTCCTGGTACTCCACGATTTTGGGAGGATCCAAAAACCGGGATATTAGTACCAAAACAGGAAACTGAAAATTTTCAGTGGCGAAAGAAACTTTTACAAGAGGCCGAAAATGATATAATTCTCCAAAATGATTTGATGGCAGCTTGTAAACAATCTTTGCTTTTTTGGATTAATGCTTTTGTGATGACTTTTCACCAATTCGATGTGTGCCCGGAGACGGGAAAACGTATTGAAGCTGTGAATGCACACACGGCATTTATTACGTGGGAAGTCCAGGATGATCTTTTTGGTCAATTTGAAAAATCTCTTGAAACCGGTAAAGATATTCTGATTAATAAGACACGTGACATGGGAGCAAGTTGGTGTTGTCTGGCATATTTACATTGGCTCTGGTTATTTAGACCAGATAGTCAATTACTTGAAATGTCACGTACTGAGGATTATGTAGATAAAGCCGGTAATATGAAGGCTTTATTTCAACGGCATGATTATATCAATAACTGGTTGCCAGAATGGATGCTTCCTCCACAATGTCACTATGGAGAAAAGAATCGTACTAAAATGCACTTACTTAATGTGGAGAATGGTTCTTGCATAGATGGTGAATCAACGACAGAACATGCCGCATCAGGTGATAGACGATTAATTGGTTTACTTGATGAGTTCGCTAAAGTTGAAAACGGAAAATTAATGCGTAGTGCTACAAGAGATGCTTGTTATATGCGTATTGTAAATTCAACTGTAGCCGGGCCTGGTACTGAATATAGTATGTGGAAAAATTCAAAACAGATAAAGGTTTTTCCATTAATGTTTTGGGATCATCCGGATAAAGGTAAGGGGCGTTATGTACGAAAACATCCGGTGACGGGTATTTGGGAAATTCGTTCTCCCTGGTTTGATGAGGAGGAAAAAGTTAGATCTCCACAAGAAATGGCAAGAGAAATTTTAGCCCAAGATGTTGAATCTGGATCACAATTTTTTACTCCTGGTAATGCTGATAGACATATTGCTTTTTTCGCCTGTGAACCTAAGACCAGATGGAACGTAGATTTCAAAAAAGGTGTTGCAAATGATCAGATCCCAAAAATAATTCGTAGTAGGGTTTTATCAAAAGTAAAATTTAATCGTGATAAAAATGGTCCATTACGAGTGTGGACTAATTTACTTATGGGTCGTCCTGATCAGTCTAAGAATTATATTTTTGGTATTGATCTTAGCAAAGGAATGGGGGCGTCAAATTCTGTTATTTCAATCAAATGTAAAGAGACGGGTGAGAAAATTGCAGAGTGGCGTGATGCGAATACTCCGCCGTATGAAATGGCCAGGATTGTTACCGCAATAGCTCTCTGGTGCGGTGGCCGAGGAGATAAAAAACTTCCGTTTTTGAAATGGGAGATGAATGGTCCTGGATGGGATTTTGGTCGTTTAATTGTTAAAGAATTCCATTATCCCTATTATTATAGAGATCATCAACCAGGACAAATCCGGAATAAGAAATTAAAGAAATATGGGTGGCATGCAAATTCATCATCTAAAAAAGAATTATTGTTATTATATGATAGATTATTAGCTCATGGCGGATATATTAATCATTCAAAATGGGGACTTGAAGAATGTAATATATATGTTTGGTATGATGATGGTGGAATTGGACCGGCATATTTAGTTAAAGAAAGTCAGGCAGCAAAGAAAACTCATGGTGATGTTGTTATTGCTGATGCTTTGACACTTGAAGACAAAGAGATTCCTAAAATGAAATTTAAAAGCCCAAATGCTCCAGAAGGGTCATTTGCCCGCAGGCGAAAAATGGCATTAGAGAAGAAAAGAAAGAAAACAGGCTGGAAACAACCGTTTGATTTCGGTGTATAGAAATGGCAACTAAAGAACAGTGTAAAAAGTGTGTTCACAGAAAGAAAAAAGATTGCCCGATATTAAAAGTCCTACATGAAAAAGGTGTTAAGGGTGAAAATATATTGCGGGCAAAATGTATAAGTTATAAAGATAAAAGATGAGAGAATTGAGAGTTGAATCAGAATATCCCCGTAAAATTGCCTTAGTCGTTAAGAACGGATTCCAAAGGTTAAGACGATATAGACGAGCAAGGGCCATGTTTATTAAGCAGTATGTAGGCCAGTATTACGCATCCTCAAAAGGTATAACCGGAGATGAACCCATAAATCTGATTTTTCATGCTATACGTACCCTGGTCCCGAATCTTGTAATGAAAAATCCGATTACTAAGGTGACAACTGAAGATGTGAATCAAGAGGATTATGCGTATCTACTTGGCCTTGCCCTCGATTCTATAGACAAGAAAATCAAATTAAAAGAAATTTTACGTGGTGGAATAGTCGCTGCACTGTTTGCGATGGGGATCTTTAAAACCGGCATTGCGGCCAGTGGACAAGTAATTACATGGGGTGATCTCCAGATAGATCCTGGTCAGGTTTACAGTGATCTTGTAGATCTTGATGATTTTGTAATTGATCCTTCATGCAGGGCTTTCGATAAGGCGGCGTTTCTGGGTGATCGAAATAGGGTTCCACGTCAATTATTACTGGATGATAATAATTGTGATCATGATTTGGTTATGAGATTACCACGATCTACACATCCGGATGCCAAAAATAAAATTGAAAAATTAACACAATCAAATCTTAGTAATATTGAAATGTTTGAATTACAGGATTTTGTTGATGTAGTGGAATTATTTGTTCCAGAAGCTAATGTAAGTCTATTAATTCCTGATCCGAATGTTATTATATTTGATGATTATATAAGGGGCGTTGACTTTTATGGCCCAAGTGAAGGACCATATACTACGATGTCACTAACTCCACCGGTTCCCGGAAACCCATATCCAGTGGCTCCTGTAGGTATTTGGCATGACCTACATGTGATGGCTAATAAATCAATGGTAAAAAGTATGGAACAATCTAATCGTCAAAAGGACATTGGTATATATGATCCTGCTGGAGCGGATGAAGCTGAAGATATTCGTACAGCAAGAGATGGTGACATGATTGCTGGTAATCCGGATTCAGTGAAAGTTGCATCATTCGGTGGGCAAAATCGTGATAACGCATCCATGTTAAGTCAGATGCAGATTTGGTTTAATTATATGTCCGGAAATCCAGATCAAATGGCCGGATTAAAATCAGATGCACGAACAGCTACACAAGCCCAGTTGCTTCAGGCGAATGCGAATGTTACAGTAGAGGACATGCGTGATATAATTTATGATATTGCTGCTGAGCTTAATAAGAAAATGGCCTGGTATTTGCATACTGATCCATTGATTGATTTACCATTAACAAAACGCCGAGCCGGTGGTAGACAGATACAACTACGATTAACACCGGAACAGCGTAGCGGTGATTTTCTTAATTTTGCATTTAATCTTAAAGCCAGATCAATGTCACGGCTTGATCCTACTATAAAATCTAAACGTATGATGGAATTTGCCACTAATGTGATTCCGGGTGTTATGACATCCGGGCAAATAGCTACGCAAATGGGCGTGGCACTTAATGTAGTAAGGGTACTTACAGATCTTGCTGAAGAACTCGATATTACAGAGACAGCTAAGGATTGGTTTGAGGACCCTGAATTTATGAATCGTATTAAACTAATAATGGCTATGGGACCACAGAATGCTGGTAAAGCTGGAATGGGATCACCACAGGGTATACAACAACAAGGTGGTTATCCTGGACAGAGGTCAGTTTCAAGCTCACAGAAAGAACAGAATCAAAGTTTTCAAATGGGAGCTAATGAATCGCAATCGGCTAATCAAGGGGTTTATTAATGAGAGGAGAAATAAAAGCAATGACTGAAAAAAAAATTAATGGGTTTGATGAGTGGGAAATTAAGAATGCTCTTGATACTCTTATTCAAGCTAAAGAAATTATGAAGGACGCTAAAAAAGTGAAAGCAGTCCAACAGTTAATAACTGATAAGGCTAAAGCTACTAATGAGGTAGCACGTGAACTTAAAGTTTCTAAGAAATTAAAAAAGGTGCTCGGATGAGCGTTATAAGATCACGATATGTAGAAGAACTTGAAGGAAAAATGGCAAAGGGTGAACCTTTTGAAAAAGCCCATAAAAAAGCTGTTAAAAAAACTACAGTAAGATCAGTGAAAAAGAGATTTGATCGAGATGAGGATATAGTAAAAAAAGTAGCTCGTAAGCTGTATGAAATTTTTTATGGTAAAAAAGCCTATGCTAAAAAGAAATTTAAACCGAGTGGGAAAAGAAAATAAAATGGTGACACATAGATTTATTTGTAATAGATGTAAGATATTTATTGAGGACACTACTACAAAGGGTATTCATAAGTGCCCAGAATGTGGTGGGGATGCGGCTTTAGATTGTAAAATTGCTATTCATGGCAATTATAAGCATCCAATACATTCTGATGCCCTGGCGATTAGTCCGACCCAAATAGCCGAGCATGAAAAATTATTTCCAAATATTAGGTTAGATAAAGCATGTCGTCCAATATTTGAAAAATTTTCTGATCACGAAGCGTATATGAAAAAGTGTGGGATTGTTAAGCATCGGCAAAGGATAAAGTCTAAGGGGAAACGAATATGTCAAAATTAGTATTAAAAAATAAAGATGGACTGATAGTAGCATGTTTATATATTAATCATGACGGGACATTAAATGAGGATAGTTGGATTTGTCCTAAAGGTTGGAAATAATAAATTGCTTAATATCGTAAAATAGCAACGGTTAATTTAAACCCTTACCCTATTGGAGATAATTATGGTGGATGAAGAGAAAGAACCAACGCAATCATTAAAAGACGTGGCAAATGCTGTTGAAGATGAAAACGTGGTGGTTGCTGTTCAAAAACGGTTAAATGAAACTCTTGGTGATGTTTCGGCAGAAGATCTTAAAGATGAAGGAGTCTCTACCCCTGATGATAAGAAAGATCAGGCAGATAATTCTGAATCTAAAGATGATTCTACCCCGGACGACAAACCAGAGGATAAAGAGGACAAGGAAGATAGCGGGGACACGGACGGGGATGAGAACAAGGATGCCCCCTCAGAGTCTGATGATAAGACTGATGGTAAGACTGATGGTAAAACTGAGAAGAAGTTTGAATTACCTGATGCTTTTCATCGGGCTGCAGAACATGATGGATGGAAGCCCGAAGATATAAAAGGATTTTTCGAGGCTGATCCGGAACGAGCATTGGTAACTTTTCAGAATATTTATAACAGCATGAATAGGGCATCCAGGGATTTTGCTAATCTTGGTCGTATTAAAGCGGAGCAAACAAGGCAACAAGTAGAAGATACAGCTAAAGCAGATGATAAGGTTGAGATTAAAGATTTTGTTGATGTTGAAAAACTGAAAGAGGAATACGGGGATAATCCATTAATTAATGTAGTTGAACCGTTGAATGATGCTCTTAAACAGATCACTCAAGAAGTAAAATCTTTAAAATCACAAAAAAGTTCTTCTGCTGCTGATATTGCATTTGCTAAATCAGATCAGGAAGCAGCTACAGCACGTGCTGATGCAACTGCTAAGCAGGCAGATATGAAATTGATTGAACAATTTTTTACTGCTGAGGATATGAAATCTTATAAGGATTTTTATGGTACGATAAGAATGGGTCAGATTTTTCAGGATTTACAACCGGGACAACAGAAGAACCGTTATGAGGTTTTACAGACTGCTGATCAAATGATTGCTGGAAATGCTATGCAGGGAAATGAACTTTCTGTTCCAGATGCTCTTTTGCGTGCCCATTTGCTCGTAACGGAATCGATTCGTGAGAAGGTTATCAGGGAAGAAATAAAATCTTCTTTAACTAAACGTAATAAAGGTTTAACATTGCGACCTTCTGCTGGTAAGAAATCGGTTGCTGCTGTTAGTGAAGGTGGTAAACCAAAAGACAAGGCGGAAGTAATCGCACGTGCCCAACGGAATTTAGCAAAGACGTTTGGCACTTAAAAGGAAGGTGAAATATGAGCGTAAAGAACGCTGATCTTATTGATCTAATCGCAACTACGCTTCCCGATCTTCCAGAACAGTATTTTGAAGTTACATGGGATAATACTGATTATGAGTTCTGTCGTATTTATCAGACAGAACGAATGGAAGTCGATGGCGGAACGAACATTCAACGTAAGGTTATGTTCGATGATAATGGAAATGCGAGTTATTGCAGATTATTTGATGTTGATCAACCAAATATTCCCGATGTGATGGATACGATTACAGTGCCCTGGACCCAGTTGAAAACACATTACTCTTGGGATAAGCTGGAGATTATTCGTAATAAAGCCTCCGCTAAGGGTTTTATTCGTTTACTTGAAACTCGCAGAGTAGCTGGTTTGTGGAGTTTGGCGAAATTAATTGAGAATTATGCCTGGAAATCTCCAAGAAATGCTACTGATGATCTGTATCCGTATGGTGTTCCGTATTACATTAACCATTTAAATAGGGGAATAACTGCTGCTGATTTTAGTGGTCAAACAATTCGTTATCAAAATGGTAGTACGGGAACTGTTTGTGCTGGTATCGAAGCTGGTTCTACTGGTGAGGCTAAATGGCGTAGCTATGCTGGTACTTATAGTAATGTAGATAATGGTTTATTGAAAACTTTCCGTAAAGCATTTTTGGTTACGCAGTTTAAAGCTCCGTTATTTATTAACGATCCGGCACAGAAACGTAATGCAGCTAAGAGAATCTATTGTGATGCTGATACTGCCGTTGCTTTGCAGGATCTTGCTGATGCAAAAGATGACAAGCATACAGGGAAAGAAGTTCTTGGCAATATCCGAATGGATGATGGTGCTTTGGTATTAATTAATCGTTTGCCGGTTGTGTATATTAATCAACTGGATGGTTATACAGATCCAGAGACTGATGAAGCAACCGCACCGATTTATTGTATCAACTTTGAGAAGTTTATCCCGTATGTCCAGGATGGTTATTGGATGGAAGAAACTGAACCGATAAGCGGTGGAGTTACACAGCATACCGTGTTTACAGTCTTTCTGGATGGATCCCATAATAATTTGTGCGTGAATCGTAGGACTTGTGGCTTTGTGATTCATAAAGCTATTAGTGCTGCCTAATATTAATTTTATTCAAGGGGCCAGGCAATCTGGCCTTTTGGCCCCTTTTTGGAGAAAAAGAAAATGGCAAGAGGAAAAGCAAAGTCAACCCTGTTAGGTATTCAGGGCGTAGTTGGTCATAAAGATGCTCCCGATTGGAGTTTTCTTTATGAGGCTTCTACAATTAAAAGTCCCAAATGGGAAGTTGGCGATAGAGTAGTAACACCTGACGGTCGTGCATTTAGGTACTCAAAGTGTGGAGCTACACTTGAAAGTATGAAGTATTTTGTTTTCAGTTACAACCAATTAATAGCTGAAAAAAGTGACCCAGATGCCAGTGTAGGTGCGGCTGCTGTTGGCGACAAATACCTTACTATGACGTGTACTAAAGAGGAGATAGGTGCCAATAGAGACGGGATTATAGCTAAGAATGAACTTCGTGGTGGGTATATTTCAATATACGGTAGTAGTTCTGGAGATAGACAACAACGTGGGATTATAGGGAATACTGCCCTTGCTGCTGCTGGCACTTCGTTTATAATCTATCTCGATGCAGCTATAAAAGTTGCTATAACTGCTGGTGCACAATGCGAGATTCTTGGAAATCCATATAGTGATGTTCGTAGAACCTCTGGTGGATACGTTTCTGCACTTGGAGCACCTTGTGTAAAAGCAACTACTGGCCAATATTTTTGGATTCAGACTTGGGGCATTTGTCGTATTACGCCAGATAGTGACGCACATCATGGTCATGGCAATAACCAACGTTCTTTTTATGTTGACCAATATGGTTTATCACAGATGCCAGCAGCTTATGATGCCGCTAAACAAAATCGACAATATGTTGGTTTTGTTGTAGAACGTAGTGGTAGTGCTTTTGGTGACTGTGCACCATTCGTAAATTTGCAGATTAATCCGTAATTCGTATTTTTTACCCGTAATCCGGCTCTCCTTTAGTGCGGGGAGCCGGAACCGGGTTTAACCCTGTACTTTATTGGAGAACAGAATGACCATACAGGAAGCATTACAGAATATTGATATTGTAGTTTCTAATGTCCAGATGAAACGTGGAGAGCATGCAGCATTGCAACAGAGTATTAGTCTGATTGCACAACGATGCCAGCGAGCAGATGAAGCTGATCTTCCAGAAGATCAGCATCCTGAGATTCCATCAGATCCAAAAGGAGAGACAGAATAATGGCAGAGCCGAGTAGCAGACTTACCTTTGCGGACCTAATCCAACGGGTTGCCAGAAAAGCGGGAATTGCGTACTATGGATCAACAGGTGCAGAAAAAGCGATGGTTCCAATTGATGTCTATAATCTGGAACTGTGCAAGGATATAGTCGGCGATGCTATAAGAATGTTTATCTCTGATGCCCCGGCACGAGGTTGGCGGTGGCAACGGCGGATTATAAGTGTCGTACTTTCATCTGTGCGGATTACTGGTACTGCCGATGCTGCTGATTCAGATTCTTTAACTGATGCTGTTCTTGAGACTACCTATGATACAGATGATGATCTCAATGATTATTATATTTATATTCTCACTGGAACTGGTGCTGGTAGTTTTGCTAAAATTGAAGATTACACAGCAGATGGCGGAGTTATTGATATTTGTAATGATGAATGGTTAGATCAATATGGTAATTCTCCGCCCGTTGATGATGTTACTGCGAATGATCCGGATGCTGATAGTACGTATGCCATCACATCAGTAGAAACTGTAGGTGGCGACATTGCCCGGTATCCTCTCGCTGAGGATTTTAGTGGTGAATATACCGGCAGGATAGATTATGCAGCAAATACCGCACATGGAACAGTTATTGACTGGTGTGACGAGTCTCTGATTAGAGCTAAACGATCAGTGAATGTAATATCTGGTTATCCGAGACTCGCTGCTATTCGCCCACTTGAACCAGCTATCAGTGACCTTGAAGATGGAAGTGCCAAACGTAGGTTTGAACTGATACTTGATCCTGAACCTTCTGCTGGTGATACGTTACAGTTTCCGTATAATCTGACTTTTGATAAATTAGATTTGGAAACTGGTAAAGCAACTGCTGGAACTGGTGCGGATAATCTTACAGATAGTGCAAGAACAGAAGGAGATGATTATTTTAACGGATGGAAAATTGAAATAATCTCTGCTACTGGTAAAGGTAGTTGGGCGATAGTAAGTGACTATGCTTCTGGTAAATTTGATATTGTTGATGATGATTGGCTAAAAGCGGATGGAAAAACAGGGGGAACACATCCTGCTGCTGATAGCATCTATGTAGTAGCACCAGTGAATAATGTACATCCGGCTGGACTCAGGTTTGATGAGAGTATTCTTGCTGCTTGTATGGCAAGATTGGAAATGGATTCTGATGAATTACAGGAAGGATTGGAACAACGGTATATGCAAAAGGCTATTCCTTTGGCTCATAAAATTGATGCCAGGTCCGCTCCGAGGACTCTTGGCTCAATGAACGTAAGTGATAGGCGTTACTTTGATCGTGTTCAAGGGGATGCCGTCACAGAACATGACGTATAATTTTAACAGGTAGCTCATCTCGCTACCAAATAAAAAGGAGAGAACATGAGTGCAAATCGCAGTAATATTGCCTGGCATTTAGAAAATCAAATTCCAGGTACGGATCGTAGAGCTATAGGTATGATTTATGAAAAATTGGTGGAAGTTTCTGCCGCAGAACTTCTTCTTTTAAATACCGTACCTAAAGTGCTTGTAGAATCACCAGGAGCAGGTAAAGTTATTGAGTTCCTGTCGGCTGTATTTTTTCTTGATTGGAGCGGAACAGATTTTGCTGATGGTGGTGATTTAATTATTCGGAGCATTAGTGACATAGTTGTTAGTGATGCAATACCAGCGGCTGATTTTATGAATTTATCAGCAGATGCTTATGAAGTCATGCAGGCGTTATCTGCCAACACATCATTAGCTGTTAATGATGGATTAGAGTTGTATAATGATACTCAAGCTCATACAGGTGGCGGTACAAGTACAGTGAAAGTTTTAGTTAGATACTGCATCCATGATTTTAATGAGAAGCATCCACGATTTGATAACTAATCCCGGATTATACCCCCGATGGTTTATTTATAGTCCTGGGTAGTATATATACTACCCAGGATGGTATTATAGGATAATATAATATGGAACTTTTATTCCCGATTAAAGGCAAACATATAGGGTTCCCAACAGGCAAACAACCACAGAATACGTCCCCCCATTTAAATAATGTTCGCCCGTATGATACACTTGATAATCGAATACGTGGCGGGCAACGTCCCGGTTTAAGTCAGAAATATACAGATCAAATTGCTTTAACTGCATTTCCAATAATTGCAATTTGTTCAGTAACGGTGGTAAGTTAATGGCCGCAACAAAATATGAATATTATGAAACTGGCGATGATGGGTATAAAGCTCTGTCTGCGGATGGGGCTGGCTTATATGATTATGGGCAAACATTTACCCCATCAACAAGTCATATACTTCAAAAAGTTGAATTAAAATTTTTTAGATTGGGAACAGTTGGAAATGTTACAATAGAAATACGACCTACTTCTGCCGGTATACCGCTTGGTACTGATGCAGCTTATGGTGAGGCATTAGCCAGTGTAACTACTGATTGTAGTGCAATTACAACAACTGCTGCTGGTGAGTGGGTTGTATTTACCCTTAACACGCCAATAGCATTAACTGCAAGTACAATGTACGCCATTGTTGTTGCCTCAACAATTTATGAAAATGGTGCTGCCGAAGTAAGATGGAGATATGATGGTGCAGCATCTACATATGCAAATGGGACATCATGTATATATAATGATGGATGGAGTGCTTATGCAAATGATCCAACTGGAGATCCTGGTGGTACTAAAGATCTTTTATTCAGGGAATATGGTGGACCAACTATAGGTGTTTCTCCGCCTGTTGCTAATGTAGAGTATACTAAAAAATTAGTTGCCATTGGTGCTAATGAAGTGTGGTATGAATCCTCTGCTGGAACAATGAGTCCGTTAGCTGGATCTATAGATGATCTCGATGTCTCCAAAGGTCTGGATATGGTAGAAGCCTATGGTAAAGTGTTTATTGCTAATGGTACTAATTTTAAAGTAGCCGATTTTATAAATGTAGAATTACATACAATTGATATTCAGCCAACAGATAAAGTCTATCCCCGGCATGGAACCGTTATTACTGGTGATTCATCCGGTGCTAAGATGGTTGTTGATTATATTACCGATCTTGACGGCGATACTTATATTTATGGTAAATTAATTACTGATGCAACATTTGTAGATACAGATGTGTGCGAAGCAATTATTACTGAGGGAGATGTTTCATTTACATTAGATGCAGATCAAGTAGATGGACCTCATTGGTATGATTGGACAACTTATGGTAATTTAGCTGGTGATGACAATACTTATGGTGCGATGCCAGATCAGGCGACTATACTTGCGTTATATCAAGGACGAGTAGTGTTAGCGGGTGATGAAGATTATCCGCATATGTGGTATCAATCACGACAAGCAAATCCCTGGAATTGGTTATATGGGATAAATGATGCCCAATCAGCCGTAGCTGGTAATGATGCAGATGCCGGGGAAATTGGTGATGTTGTTACTGCTATAATTCCTTATAAAGATGATTTTTGTATTTATGGTGCTGCTGGATCAATATGGTATCTGATAGGGAATGCGGCAGAAGGTGGAGTTATATTAGAATTGAGTTTGACAGCAGGAATACTCGCATCGAAAGCATGGTGTTGGGATAGTGCAGATAATCTTTATATCCTGGCTACAACTGGAATTATTAAAATCCCAAGGGGATTCGGGATACCAGAAAATTTAACTGGACAATCATATCCTAATTTTATTAAAGATCTTGATTATGATGATGTAGATGATAGATTAACAATGGCTTATGATAGAATTAGACATGGAATTCATATTTGTAAAACTGAATTAGCTGATGGGACAAATAAAAATTGGTGGTTTGATTTAAAAATAATAGATGAAGAAGGGCGTGTGGGTGGATTATTCCCAGAGACATTTCCTGAAGAATGTGGAGTATGTTCAGCATTTTATTATGAATCGAATGATCCTACTTATAGAGATCTTTTATTTGGTTGTTACGATGGTTATATTCGTTTCTCTGATGATGCCGCTAAAGATGATAATATTGGGGCTGATGTTGAAGCTGATGTTGAAGCGATTGATAGCTATGTATGTTTTGGTCCAATGCCATTAGCAAAAGAAAATATGGAAGGGAAAATAACATCTTTAGTTGGAGTTTTAGCAGGTGGCGGTATCGGTAGTACCAGCCCGCTTCAGCCTGATTCAAATGATGTTGATTATGAAATATTTACTGAACTTTCGGCTGCAAAAGTTTTGGAAAGATTAAAAGCTGTAACCCGTAGTCCGGATATAGCAGGAGTTATAAGTGCTCCTGGTAGAATACGTGGAAGTATTAAAAGACAAACAGTACGAGGGGCTTTTGCCGGTATTCGTGTGAGTAATGACGATGCTGGTGAAACATGGGCATTGGAAAGATTATTAGTTAATGCAAAAGAATTAGGAAGAATAAGATGAATATAACATATACACCATCTACTGTAAAGCCTGTTAATATAAAACCTGTTACTGGTGAAGCACCATCAATATTAAAACAAGCAATTGAATACTATAAACCAGGTGGTGAATTTGCTGGAATACGTGGTGAACAACTTGCAGCTAAAAAGGGTACATACACAGCAGGAGCAGAAGCTCAATTAGTCGGTCGTGGATTAGCTGGAACTACTGTTGGTGCTGCTATTCCTGGTGCATTTGAACAAGAAGTGGCTACACCCTGGCGAACTGAAACAGAAATGTTTCGTGGTGCTCGATTAATGGAAGCAGTTTTAGCTCAAGCTGGATATTCAGAACGCCAAACAGCACGTGAACAAGAAGTTGCAATAGCTAATGCACAAATGGAATTACAACGCCAATTAGCAATGCGACAAATTAGTGCACAGGAATATAGTACAGCTATGCAATCACTCGCATCAAGAAGTAGTGGTGGTACGTCTCCTTCTGAACAATTTTTCGCCAGAAGTGCTGCTGAAACTGCTGCTTTTGGTAAAGAAGGTGCTGGTGCAGGTGGCGGCGGGGGTGCTGGTGGTGGTGCTGGATATGCCGGTAGATTACTTGATTCGCTTGAAGGTGGTGGCGGAGAAACAGGTTCACCATATGCCGAACAATTAGCTGGTGGAGAAAAATCTCTTGCTGATTGGTTGGGTGAAGGTTATGCATATTATGGACCGGGTGGACAATATATAGGGGGCGGTAAAGGTGGACAATATAGTTCAGAAACTATAGCACATTCAAAAGCAAAAGGAATACCACTTAGTAGTTATCAACCGAGGTCAGGTTTTTAAATTATGGCACTTGTACCAATTGTTAGAAATATAGATGATGCAAGACGGGCTATACAAAAATTAGCCGGTAATAAAATAGGTCCAAATGCGAGTCCTACATTCTATAATTTAATGCTTACTGGATTAGCAACAGGTTTATTATATATTGATGCAGATGGGAATATAACGGCTGCTGAATATGTTTCTGAATATGGTGCTTTCGAGGTAGGAGCCTAATATGAAGATAGGACACTTCGTCCAATTCGCTCCACATGCCGCAGGAATCTATGAAACAGCAAGGGATCTAATTTTAGCAGAACGAAAAGTCGGAATAGATTCTCAAATGATTGATTATGGAGCGGGTAAACCAGAAAATTCTTCAAGAGTTTGGTGTAAAGATGGTGACATTGAAACAGTTTCACCGGAATGGGCACTTAAAGCGGATATATTGGTACGACATTCAGCCATTCCAAAAAGGATTTATGAAAAAGGTATACCTATCGTAATGTGCCTGCATGGAGCACCTGAATATAGTTTTTTACTTGAACATACGGGCAAAACTCGTACATTAAAAGAACTTATTGTCTCACATGAAATATTAAAATATAAAGCATGCGTAACGTTTTGGAAACAAAATATTTTTAATTGGGAAATAATGTTACCTGGTGCGAATATTTGTTATTGTCCGCCACCTGTTGATTTGGATAAATTTAATCCCAATGGAAAAAAATTTAAATGGGAATCAAAAAAAACTGGTGATTTTAATATTGTAATAACAAATGTATGGCGAACAGAATATGTTACGCCATATTCCGTTCTATTTGCCGCAGCAAAATGGGTAAGAGACAAACATCCGTCAGCAAGGGTACATATATTTGGAACACCAAAGGACAATGAAAAATATCCTAAAAATGACGGGCCAGTAAACAGGACTCTTTTAGCTCTCCAAAAAGCGGATTTAGTGGGAAGTTGTTTTCCTGCGGTTCCTTTTTTAGATGAAGTTTATAGAGCGGCTGATATGATAGTGACGCCACATGTATTGGCATCCAGAACAGTTAGAGAAGCAATGGCATCAGGGTGTCCCATTGTAGCGGCAACTGGGAATCCGTATACACCATATACTGCACATCCAAAAGATATAGATGGATTTGTTGATGCAATTGAAAAATGTTATCAAGATATAAAACATGATAGACAAACAGTTCATGATATAATACGTAAGATAGCAGAAAAAGAATTTAATATGGAACAAGTCGGTAAAACAATAAAAGAAATATTCGAGAAAATTTTAATTGGGGAGAAATAATAATGGCAACTTATAGGGTTCCAGTTTTAGAAGATTTTTCTTGGCAGCCACCCGTAGCAGATATAAATCTTACTGCTCCCCCAGGTGGTGAAGCCAAAGGTGATCGTTATATTGTAGCCAGTGTAGCTTCAGGTGCTTGGGAAGGACTTGAAAATCATATTGTCACCTATGATGGTGCGGCCTGGTTGGATGATACACCAGTAGAAGGTTGGACGGTATGGGTCTTGGATGAGAATTGTTATTATCATTATACTGGAACAGCTTGGGATAAAGATGATGTAGATGCGATGCAAGATTCTATTACATCTATTATAGCAAGTTTACATACTTATGAATCAGCACTATCAGATGCCACAAGTGCACTTAAAGAATCTGTATTAAGTGATTTAGCATCCGCTATATCAGATATAAATAGTATTATTGATCTTGATACGGCAAGTTTGGCCACAGCTATTAGTACAGTTGATGATAGAGTTGATTCTGTTGAAACCCGGATGTTATCAGTTACATCTGATATGACGGCCAGTATTAATACTCAGATTGATAGTGCAATATCTGATATTAATGTTATGGTTGATTCTGCAATATCTGATTTAAAAACAAGTATATATGCTTATGAATCAGCACTAAGTAATGAAACATCAGCAGTTAAGGCATCAGCAGCAGTAGATTTTGCGACCAACAGTAATCTTATATCGGCCATTAGTAATACTCTATCAGCAGTATCTAATGTAGTAGCGGACATTAATGTATCGGCATTATCTAATTTGGCTCAGAGCAATTACGACAGTATTAATACACTTTATTCAAGTTTGCATACTTATGAATCAGCATTATCTGATGCAACATCAGCAGTTAGAGTAGGAGTAGATTCTGTTGAAACCCGAATGTTATCAGTAACATCTGATATGACAGCAAGCATTAATACTCAAATTGACTCTGCAATAAGTGATTTAAAAGCATCTGCTCATAGTGAACTGTTAAGTCAGGTTGTAATATTATCTGATGCAACATCGGCTGTAAAAGCAAGTGCACAAACATTGGGCGTTTATACAGCCGCATACGGAGCAATTGAGTTTACAATATAATGGCCGATTATAAATTACCTATTATAACGGGAACATCTTTAACTACCGGGGATATATTACGCTGGAATGGTAGTGCCTGGGTAAATTATCCTGATAGTAATTATGGAGTTAGTATTATGCTTGGAAATTCTTTAATTTTTACTCCACAATGTAATGAACCACCTGCAAGTAACTTTGCAACATTAGATACAAGAAATAATCATCCAGTTCTTGACTTTGATGATACCACAAATGAATCCGCTATATTTAGTGGTATTTTATCATCAGGTTATACAGGGAGCGGATTAACAGTTTATTTACATTATGCGATGACAAGTGCTGAAGTCAATACAGTTGATTGGGATGTGGCATTTGAACGTATCGGAGATCAACAAATAGATATTGATGGTGATAGCTTTGCGGCAGTTAATTCAATTGATAATACTACAGTGCCTGGTACTGCAGGTTTAGTAGATATAGTTAGTGTAACTTTTACCGATGGAGCAGATATGGATAGTATTGCTGCTGGTGAGGGATTTAGAATAAAAATAGCAAGAGATGCTGCAAGTGATGATGCAACAGGTGATGCAGAACTTTTACTTGTTGAAATTAAGGAAACACCATAATGGCTCGTTTGTTTGATGATGGTTCAAGTGAATACTTAATAAGAGCAGAAGTAGTACATTCTGCTACTCCGATGGCGATGGGCTGTTGGTTTAACACCAATGATTTAAGTATCCATCAATGTTTAATGGCAATAAGTGATGAAGATGCTATTAGTGATTATAGAAGTTTGCAGATAGTACAAACTTCCGGGAATCTTTATGTATTAGATTATCGAAACGGTGCTGGTATTGCTGAAACGACATCTGGATGTTCCATAAATAATTGGCATCACGCTTGCGGAATATTTGCATCTGCTACGGATAGAAGGGTATTGCTTGATGGTGACTCAAAGGGAACAGATAATACAAATCTAACCCCTATAAATCTTGATAATACGAGTATTGGAATACGAGTACAATCAAGCAATTTTTGGCCTATGTCTGGTCTGATTGCTGAAGCAGTAATTTGGGATTTATCAACTTGGCCGGGGGCAACTAATACAGATAAAGCAGATAACTTTGAGAAGATATTACCAAGTTTAGCTAAAGGATTTTCTCCTTTGTGTTATCCATTAGGGCTTGTCGCTTATTGGCCTTTAATACGTGGATTGAATGATAAAATTGGTGGTTATAATTTAACTGCAAGTGGAACTGTTGTTTCTGCTCACCCAAGAATTATCTTACCACAAGGAGTACAATAATGCCAGGATTACCATTTGAAAATTTACCGGCAAGTCGCCCGGATCCCGGAACATTAATTCGGCAACAATTTGATCAGGCGTCTAAACAATTGGATACCGAATGGGAAAATAAATATCGAGACCTTAATCGAAAGTACGACTGGAGTAGGCAAGAGCGAGATCCTGATGAAATTGGCCGAATAAGAGGAATGCTCAGAAGTCAGATTGAAGATCGGAAACGACAGCTACAAACACAATATAAACAGCAAACTGATCAATTTAAATTAATGGATCGGCTTTTAGGTCCAGATCAGGCAGAACAGGCCAAATGGCGAATGATAGCCGGACCAGAAGTTGCTGGCAAAATGTTTCCCAAACCAGCAGATCCACGAACAGAATATCATGCAAATCTAAGGTTACGTAGAGAATTATTAAATGAAATTGGTGCATATGTACTTGATTCTAAAGGAAGATTATATCAGAGTAAAACTGATGACGAAGGTTATTATACAGGTAAAATAGATAAAAGTTTACCAGCCAGTGAAACTGAATATCAAAGTTGGATGAATAGTAAGGCGGCTTTGAAATCAGCAAAACAATATAAAGAAGAACAAATTATGCCCCGTCTTACTTCTGCTGATATTGCATCTACACGATTGCAGGAACTGATGTTGGAGCAGCAAGAAAAGTCCTGGCGAAAGAAATTTGAAAAAACAATGTGGGGAATAATGAAATGGATACCCGGTCCCCCTATGGTAATTGCAAGAGGAAGGGAACTATTTAGAAAAGAAGAAACTCCTGGAACATTTGCTGATAAAGTATCGGCAACAATGGGACAGCCAATTACAGAACCCAGGGTAAGAAAACCGGCAGAACAGAAAATTACTCGTAAACAATTGCTTGCCGAATATCGTAGGCTTGGTGGGAGCAAAACTATCGAAGGTAGAGAATTTGCAGATAGGTATCTGAGGTGATATGGCTGAATTTGATTATACACAATTAGATCGTGAAGCTGGTATAGCTACAGAAGATTTTTATGCTAAACTTGATCAAGAAGCTAAAGGACCAGTCGGAATACGGGAAACTCTCAAGCATGTAGACATAATAGATGTATTAGAGCATATTCCCGTACCATTTAATCCTTATCAAGGTGCAGAAAAAAGAGGTTATCTTGAAGCTAAAAAGCAATTAGCTAATCCTGATCTTGCTTTTGAAGGAAGGCCGAGTTCCGATAGAATGATAAAGTTAAAAACGGGGGAAAGTATTCGGGCGGCTGATCTTTTTAAACAAGCTGCTGAAAGAACTGTAGAAAGATATGAAAATTGGGAAAATATGGTAGCTACCAGAGGCGTAACAGCACCACAGGCAATTACACACGGTATACTTGATGTATTTCCCTGGATAGTTGATATTGCTATATCGCATGGTGCGAGAAAACCTGTAACTGCTGCTATTTCTAAAGCTATTAAGAGTCCAAAATTAGCTACTGGTGCAACTTTATTAGTTAATGCAGCAATCGCTGCGATAATGCAACCATTTAGATTTTCAGAAACAGCCTCAACTATTAAAATTGCAGATCCTGATCTTTCTGAATCTCAGGTTTATACAAAGGCTGTAAAGCGATTGTATATTGAAAATCTTTCTGAAATGACAGGACAATATATTACAAAGGGTGCAATAAAATACGGTACACCAGTTCTTAAAAAATTACCATTTGGGGGTAAACTTGTAGAAAAAACTGGCACTGCATGGCGGAGAATGTTTAATAAATCATCGGATGATTTTCTAAGAAAAATTTCTACTGCTACTGGCGTAAATGATTTATTCGGTGAAGTCGGAGAGGAACGAGTAAATACTATTTTACAAGGACTCGTTGATGCTGATGATTTTGGAGCAGGGAAAGATGCCGGTCCGTTTGAACGAATATGGGCGGGTATAAAACAAGATGCTGCTGGTCTTGGCGTTGAAATACCTGTCTTAATGATCCCTGCTGCTGGAAGATATGTTGCGGTTAAAGCATTAACCAGGGGAGTATCCCAAGAGGTACAGGTTACATCAGATGAAGCCGCACAGATTATATCTAATGCTACACAGCAGATTGATCCCAAAGCTACTCCTGAGAAACAGCAGGAACAGTTGACTGATGCTGTTTTGGATGAAGTGACTACTACGAGAATCAGAAGTAGATTCCCACAGAGAGTTACGGATCAAGCATCTCTTGAGAATGTTGGAGAAGTGATTGCAAGGCATCTGGGTGTTGAGACTACTAAAAAAATAATGGGACTTGATCGACCATTAAAATGGATTTTTAATAAAAAACCAGGTGAACGTGGTGTGTGGGGGGATTATGATCCTGCGTTACATCAAATTACTGTTAATCAGGGAACTAAAACATATATATCAAAGGGCGTATATGGTAAACGAGGAAAAAAATTAGCACGTCATGCTGGTTTTCCGTATAAATCTGGTGATAAAGTTTATCCAAGTCAAGGGGGTGTCAAACGGCTTATAGCACATGAGTTAGGGCATATAGCCGAACCTGGTTTTGTTAAAGCAATGCGGCGTAGAATGCACACTCCTGATTTTGTTCGATGGGTTGAAGGTGGTGTAAAACAACTATTCGTAGAACGGGAAGAAAAAATCAGACGTGAGAAAGCCCCTGAAGTTCCTACTGAACCAGGGGTAAAACCACTTATAAAACCTAAACGACTTACTCGTAAACAGCTACTATATGCCGGACATAATATACCAAATAAACTTGGATGGACTGATGAACAACGGCGTGATTTTATAGAAGAACTTATTGGTCAGCGATCTCTTAAAGGATTAAAGATAGCAGATTTACGTACTGTAATTGAAGCATTAGAAGAAGAACGTGGTATAGCCGGTCTGGAAATGGCCGAAGATGATTACGGCTATCCAATTCAGGTTGGTGATCGTACTACTACAATGACATCTGTTATGAAAGAAGCTGCTAAAGATGTAGTTAATCTCCCGATGAGAGTTGAAGTGCCAAAACATATTACAAAAAAATTTGTAAGGAAAAGGGAAGCTGGAGCTTGGAAACGAGTAAAGGAAATACTCTGGGGTAAAGAGAACTCATCTAAATATCATTTAGCAAATATTCTTGGAAATACATTTGTTGATGTATGCGATACGAATGTAGAGCGTAGTAGGAATGTTGAAACAGGTCATTTAAGATCAGCGTATCTCATTTTGTTCCGAGCTTGGCAAGATGCAGAAATAAGTAATGCAGATCTTGCATTACTTAGTAAACATGCAAACCCAAGATTTAAAATACTCCAAAGGATTATTCCAGGAATGGCTACAGAAATTCAAACTATTGATATTAATGATAAACAATATGACGTGACATGGGGCGAACTCATGGATATATATTTAGCGATGAATCAGGTAAATCCAGAAACCGGAGAAAAAGATGGTCTACGCCATTTATCTGAAGGTGGGACGATAATTAATAAAGTTGAAACTGGTGCGTTTAATGAAAAGGTTATTAATGATATAACAATGCGTATAGAGAATAATCCAAAAGCCATAGCTGTGATTAATGCTTTTTGGGATGTTGGTGAAAATGTCTGGAAGCCAAGTATAAATAATGTTTCCGGTCGTATAGAAAATAAAGATATTGCTAAAATTTTTCATTGGTGGGGATTAGAGGTTGCTCATGAAAGGCGTTTACCAGGTAAAGAAGAAAAATTTAATGTAAACTTGATTGAAAATCGTGGTATATTTAAGGACAGGACAAAAAGTACCAGGCCACTCGTTACCCGTGATGCCTTTAGTCGGTTTGCTGTATTTGAGAATGCAATAGCTGAATATGTTGGTCACGCTGAATCATCCCGAATCGCCAGAACGCTTATTAATAATCCTGATCTCAATAATGCCCTTGCTCAAAAAGGTTATAGTGATGTTAGAAAAAAACTTTTAACTATTATGGAACGTGCACAGTCACTACCAAAAGAAGAAGGAGCTTTTGGGCAATTTATGGCGGAACGGTTGCCGGGATTATACAGAGCATATCTACATTTTAATCCAAGAGTTGTTGTTTCCCAATATACATCAGTAGTAAATTATTGGGCTTTTGTTGATACGGAATATATGACAAGTATATTTGCTGGATTAAAACCAGGAGCTATAGAAAAAACATTGACATTATCTGATATAGCGTATGACCGTTTTTATATGGCACATAGTAGTTTAGCTATGGGGGAAGCAGCCAAATCAGATTCTGTCTTAAGATTATTCACCCATAAGGCAGAAGATAAGAATGTGCTTGGCATTACACTTAGAATGGCCGACATGGGTGCTCTCTCAGCAGGACGAGAAATAGCTGAAAGAGAATACGTTAAAGCACAAGCTGGTACAATGAAGTCCGGCGGTGATTCAGCAATTTGGTGGGCAGATAAGAATGTATCATTTGAAGCTGGTTGGATAATTGATGAGCAAGGAAAATCCCAACCAAATAATGAAGATTGGGCCAGAGCAATTAGGGAAAGAGCACATTATTTATGGCAAAGATCTCAACCATCATGGGACAAGTGGAACAGATCTATGATGACATCTGGACTGGTTCGGAAAGTATTTTTTCCATTCCGTACATTCCATGAGAAATCACTTACTATATTGCATGAAGCTAATCTGGAATATGAGCGTAGTAATAAATCAACTCATGATCGTGGGCGACAGGCTAAAAAATATGGAGCGGTATTAGCAAGTTATACTCTTAATACAATTATACGTGCTACAATTTTAGGTTTATTAGCAAGGAAAATTAAAAAACCCTGGCAGTATGTTTCTGATATACTCGAAGCCCCAATGAGTATGTTTCCTATATTGGGCACAATACTGAAGAACTCTATTGGTAATTTTATAAATGTTCTTATCGGGGAGAAATTGGAATTTCATGGCGAAGCTATCGAGGCATTCCCGGCCAGAGTAATAAATATAATTGCACAAGCTCCTGCTGATTTTAGTATTGCTGCTGCACATTATCTAAATGGGGACACAAAAGAAGCAAAGGAAGCATTTCAACGGGCTGTGATCAAAATCTATAAAGGAGTGGGAACGGCGGAGGGTGTTCCTGTTTCTGAGATAGATCGGGTCTATAAAGGTTGGATCAAAGAAGAAGAAGAAGAAGAGCCACCACTCGGAAGGCGTAGAGTACGACCACGTAGAAAGAGACCGAGGAAAAGATAATGAATGATGAAGAAAGAGATGAACTTTTAATTCGAGTTGATGAACGGGTTTGCACCCTTACTAAGCACTTTACTAATCATATAAAGCATCACTGGATGGTGACTATACCAATGATAGCTATTACTTTTGGTTCCATTATATCACTGATTATTGCTCTACTCACCGGATAATTCTTCTTTAACATAATCAAGCATATAATGATCAATTAAATCTGGATAATTTAAGACCCATTTTAAAGCTGCTTTCCACCCGATATTAGCACAATTTTTATCATCGTGTATAGGATCATAAGGTATATTATTTTTATTTTCTTCCCACCATTTCTCAAATTCTTTCATATTACTCCTTATCAAGTAGGGCGTATATCACAAGAGTTCCACGACCATAGCTATCATCAAAAATCATTTTAGCTTCTATAGCATATTTTAATATAGCATTTAATTCCTGTAACCATCGACCCTGTTGGTCATGAGTAGTAAAAATTAATTTTACAAGTTCCATATCATTCTCCCATTAAAGCATATCCCACCTTTGGGTCTACAGGAATTCCATCATTCCAAATAATTTCTAACGCACACTGTTTTGTCCTTCCTTCTGGAAATTTTTTGAAGGCCGATTTTAGATAAATTCTATTCTGGATAATCTGTATTGGTATCACACAAAACATTCCTTGATAACACCAAAGGATGGGTTCTATTTTTTCAAGTGTATCTACATCAATTCCTTCTAAAATATCATTTGTTTCTATAATTTTCATATTACTCTCTTTTATTTTTATTATTTTCTAATTGCGTGATAAATCGGATATTACCCTTTTCATAATGTCCATTATTATCAATGCGGTCAATAGCTAACCCACGTGGATCGGCTTTTAATTCATTTATAACATAATCTATAAATTCATTAGATGATTTAAACAAACATTTAATACCACGTCCACCGTAGTCCTTATATTGTTTAAAATTAGAATTGTTACAACGCTTTTTTATATCCGAGAATTTTTTTATTAACAAACCTCTAATAGTTACATAATACTTTTTATAGTGTTCCCTTGCATATTCATTAAGTTGTTTTTTATGACTCTGTTGATATTTTTGACGGCATTTTAAAGTACATTTTTTACATTCACTTCGTAAACCGTCAGAATGTATACTATCTTTATAAAAATATTCCACAGTTGCTGGTAATTCTTTTTTACATTTAGTACAAATTTTATTCATTATTCTTCTAACCGTCTTAAAAAGTCCATCACATAAGATTCTCTGGTAAACAGTTGGCAGCAATATTTTTCTGTTTTTAATTTAACATTATGACCACTGTAACTTCTACGACCTTTTTTTATCCAATGATAGACTATCCACACACCCCGCCGGACTCCAGTTTGTTTCAAAATAAAACCTGGTACGTCTATGATTTTTAAAAGATCAGGTATTGGTTTAAAGTGATTTACCATCTCTAAGCTCCTTATATAATTCTGGATTATCTCCGCTATATAGTTTAATTCTAAAACTTTTATGATTAGCTAAATAATCTGTACCCACCCAATTTCTCCAGGGAATAGATTTTATAATTCTAATCTCATATCTATGTGTAATCTCATTTGCCAAAACAGCAACAATCCATTTTCCACCATATATTGATTTTACTTTTAGAATCCATCCGGGTAGAGCTGAGGGGGGAATGTCCTCGAATCCCCCCAGGAACTCTATTTTACCCTGTTCCAGTGTTCGGACAATAGCCGGACGTGGACAGTTATCTATCAGCCAATCAATTACATCTTTTTCTGTTTGGAAATGGATCATTAAAATCTCCCAAATACATGGCCAAAAATTAGACAATACATAGCTATTGTAAATCTATGTATATCAACCTGCCATCGTAGAAACAAGAAACCAATTAACACAGCAAGGCTGATTATTATCACCAGATTTACTTTTCGGGGCAGGGGAAAATTAATTAAACCCATCCCTTGTGATATAGTGGGTTTACCCTTAATTAATAGATATATTTCGAGCACTCCTGCCGCTATCAGAATAATTATTAGCAGCCAGTTAATCGCTATCATTAGATCTCTCCTTTAACTTTAAGATCGGCTTTAATATTCTGTACGATCTTTTGTGTGGATTTAGATTTCTGAGCTTCTATTAATTCAAAATCCAACCGATCATGTTCTATTTCAGTATCTCTAAAATACTGCACACCCTTAATAATTTCTACTAATGCCCGCTTCCTTATTAAAATACTCACAGCACATAAACCTATTGATCCAAGCAGACCACATACTGCCATCCACCATGCAAATTTGGCAACAGCCAGGGACATAAATAAAGAAACACTACAGGAAACAACAACTGCCATACCCCATTTTTGTCCGTTCAAAGTTGCAAATACCCCGCCAGCTATTCCCAATATAGACATGGTGACAAGCCAATTAGATGCTTTAGCAGCTTGCCATAATTGAACAGCAGATGTAGGGGCCACAATAATAGGTGCATCTCTATGCTGTATGGCAGTACAACCGGGCATAAAAATACCTGACAAAAGAAGTAGAATTAACATAATTATCATTGCCCAAAATCCCCAATCATATCTATTCATCTGATTTCTCCTTATCTAATTCTGAAATTGAACCATTTTCTTTACGTTTTATGTCCTCATATGGAGCTGCTACTGCACGATAGAATTCCTGTTTAGCACATTCAAGAACACCTATTACCTCATTAAGATTATTATAACACAAACCATTATCTTTTATATAATTATGAATTATTTTAGTAATCGCATAATTTAAGGTTCCCGGAACATTTGGTGTAGTTTCTTGTTTTTCTATAGATCGTCTACGCACTTGATTTATATATGGCATTATAGTTTCTCCTTTTAATTTGTCACCATACCCGAAAAACCTAAATACATTAAAATACCGCCGAGTATAATAAGCCCATACCCTATTAAAATACCAATATCCGGATGTTCATTTAAATAATTTAAGATGTATCTCATTTCGGTCTCCCTAAATAATCAGTAAATACAAAATCTTGTAGTCCAATTCCTTTATACATATAAACACGCCGCCCATTATGTCTAATTCGTTCCGTTTCAAGGTGCGGACAAGTAGATGTAAGCCATCTGCCAAACTGCTCTTTAACCCCTGCTTTACGCCCTGATTCACTACACCAATACTGCCAGGCTTCAAATATCATATTTTTACTGACACTTTGATCCGGATGAATAATACAACACTCATCAACAAAAATAACAACGGGTGAAGAAATTCGTGTTATTGATTTAAGAATTGGAATAGAACTTCTGGGTACAATAAATCGTCCATTTTCTTGTAGGTCTTTTAAACCCCGTAAAGCAAAATTAATCATTTTACCCCGGCTGGCTTCTTTGATTAATTGTTGTTTGAGTTCTGGTTTCTCTTTTCCTACATAAGATTTATCAAATCCAATTACAGCTAACCGGGCCTGAAATGCTCTGGCATGGTCCGTGAAAACAGGAAGATTATTCATCGCCATTGTAAATCTTGTTTTCAGATATACCTGGGCTAACTGTCGAATCATTTTACGATTTACACCAACCGGATCACCCCCGCTAATACGTAATATCATTTCAAGAGCGGCTTCGGCATCATTTGGCCGAGGTGATTTCACATCTCCCAATAGGGCGGCCAGCTTCCCAAGCATCGGCTCACGCCCGAATGGGCTAATAAGATCACGGAAATCTATTGATACACATTGATCTCTGCCAAGCATGTGTCCCATTGTATCGAGCAATGTACTTTTTCCTGATCTTGGGACCCCAGTAAATAACATAACTGTGTCCCTGCTCATATCCGGAACTATATTATATCCATACCATTGTTGAAGTAATTTTATACGCTCAAGATCAGTTTCAAATATTTCATATAAAAAATTCTCTAATAAATTTGAATTAAGATCTTCATCATAATTATATGGAAACACGTGGAATGCAAATAAATTTGGATCTGGATTGTGTAGCGTAATCTTACCTTCTATATATTCCTGTATATTCAAGATGCCATTTTGAAATATTATTAATTTAGACGGGTCCGGATGTTCTTTATCATCAAGCCAGATCGGAGGGTCCTGTTCAATTGGACATACCATATTCAAAACATCCAGTATGTCGCTTACTCGCCCTCTGCCAGCTTTATATGGAATGATCTGGACATCGCCCTTTGATCCAGTTCTCAAGAATTTTTTACCCTCCAGATATTTGTAAACATCACCACGTACTATATCTAATGGAGATTCTTTATAGGCGTGTCCCTGCCACTGTACCCATTGTCCCTTATATTTACGGAGAGTGGGACAACCTTCTATGGTGAACTTTTCTTTAAGAAATCTCTCACCTATTTCTATAGGATCATCCAATTTGAAAACATTAGGGTCCTGATCTATTTTCCCATATTCTTTAGCGTATTCAAATAAAGCAGTTTGAGTTAAGCCGTGTTGTACCCAATCACGTAAATCTTCAATACCTTCTGGTGGTAAAAACATGGTGACATTATTAGTTAAAGATTGAATGGTGGCGAATGCTTTTTGCATACCTGACCGCCCAGCCCCCGCATCGTTATCCCCCACAATCCAGATTTCCTTTTTATATAACGGCATTTTCGACAGAATATCCATACCCCCTTCAGCAGATGGACGACCAATTGCCACGAAACCCAGGTCCATAGCCGTGAGAACATCAGACGCACCTTCAACGATAAGGATTGGTTGGTTAGACGCTCGTAAAAGAAACCCCGTTCTTTGAATTTTACCTTGATTCTGTTTTTGGTTAAGGATATGCAAATATCCGAGTTCAAGAGCTTTGCAACTTCCGTTAGATATGTGGACACATACCACTGCTGAAGGTTTCTCTGGTGAATCTTTTGGTAAAAGACATCCATCACTTTTTCCACAAACCGGGCATGGCATTTGTGCGGACACTCTAATCCAATTCTGCTTTCCCGGCACATATCCATTATAATTTTTCTTTTCATTATTTACCTCATAGAATAAACCGTGTTTGGAACCATGTACCATAAATTTTTTGCCATTGGTCCCACGTAAAGCTATGCCGGTTATATTACCTTTAGCATCACGTTCAGCAAATGCCCATGCTTGATGTCCTGGATAAAATCCAACACCTAATCTGTTTATAGAATCAATGCTTACGCCAAGTTCCTCAGCAAGAGCATCTAATATAGCTGGGAATATAAAAACGTTATTCTGAAATATTTTGAATAGCTTAGTAAAGTCCGTTTTCTTTGGCATGATTAACCTTCGAGTTCTATTTGTTGTAGTTCTACATCTATTATCGCCCGTATGTGTTCTAAAACTTGTTTGCGTGGAATTCCTCTATTACGAATAATATCCACTTCTTCAACTAACATTATAGACTCCAGACTACACCCTATAGTATAACATTTCCACCCTCGTTGTTCTATTGGATAACCTAAGTGAAATTTAATTTTTATTTCTTCTACCATACTATTCTCCAAATGGGGCGAAGACGCACCTCGCCCCCGTAATATTTTCCCAGGGACATACCCCAGGCATTTTAAAACTTCCCGACATCATTCAATACGGCATCTCTAATCGTGAACCATTGCTCAGATGTAATGTTCTTTTCCTCTATATCAGGTGCAGTCGCTGCAAGAGCGGCAAGCCAGGCGGCCTTTAGTTGCTCATCACTACAAGCATCATCTTTTAACTCACATACAGTTCCCCAGGCTTCTTGTTTCGTACATTTACCCTCTGGAATACCGGGTACTGTCGGTACTTGCGGCGGAGCTTTAGGCGGAGCTTTAGCAGCTTCTGTTTGTTTCTTGCCCTTCTTAGCTTTAACAGCTTTAGTAGCCGTCTGCGTAACTGCCGGTACTTCTGGAGCTTTAGTCGGGGCTTTAGCCGGGGCAGCTTTCTTACCAGTTTGCTTTAAAAGCATGGCAAATTGTTGATTAAGTTCTTTTATTCCTGCAACATCAAGTTTCTTTATCCTTCGTCCTGGTTCAGCATCATATTCATCAACCCAATTTACTACATAAGGATTTTTATCAGCATAATCAGGATCATTATCTTCGATGCGTACCTGGAATTTTAGAGCAGAGAAATCAGTATCATTAAGATAACCAAAATCTGTACCATCCCAATTAAAGACCTTACTTATCTGAACGTGGTTTAGGGTTGGCTCCATTTTTTGGGATTTCTTACCTATCCCAAAAAGGGTGGCAAATATTGTCGCATCTTGTTCGTATTCTTCCCAGGGATGCCACGCCCCTGCGTCCTCATCCCAATATTCAAGCAGTTTAACTTGAGCAGTAAATACTGGGAATTTATTTCTTGAAACTCCTACGCCCGTTTCAATTGGGCTACAACGAAATGTTCCAGTTCTATCGACTCTACCCATAATTATTTCTCCTCTAAATTAACTTATAATGGTTTCTTGAGTTTCTGATTCGATCTTAACAACCTGTAGTTCCATATCTTTTCCACATTCTTTACATATATAACGACATTCTTTGTAAATAACAAAAGCATCTTTTCCACTATCATATGTATGATTCGCAAATGTTGATTCGTGGCCGCATTCGCATACTAATCTTAATTCTATCATAATTATTTCTCCTTTACTTTAATTGTAACTGTTACCGGGATTACATTATCAGAATAATATACGAATACCCCACGTCCAGTTCCTATATTAGTAGCATTAAGTTCACTTTTTTTTACATAGATACATTTATAGCGTTTGAAATGTGTTCCGATTTTTATCTCACCAAATTTAACTTTCTTCATCTGATTCCCCTTCAGTTAATTCTTCATATCTTTCTTTAACTTGATCTTCGATTACTGTTCCAGTACCATTGCAGAATTCACAAATATCAATAAATCCCTCTGTCCCGCCACATTCAGGACACATAACTTTTATGGGTATACCTTTTTTACGTTGTTCTTCTCGGATTAGCTGAATCATTTTTTCGTTGGCTACCCGATTACAAACCTCTTTTTTCAGGGCGTCCCCATGACAGCATTTAAATTTCAAGCCTGATTTACAGGGACAAAATTCGTTTCGACCAGGTTCTGTATCACCTTTGAGTTTTAGGGCCATTATTCACTCCCAAATAAAAACTGCCAAATTGAATTATCTTGTTTATTTTCAAACGATACCGTAGCAAGATCAGATCCAAGTGTCCTGGACTTAGCTTCAAAATGTATCTCAGGATGTACTCTAATACACCGTTCACCAGTTGATGCTGCTTTACCATCCTTAGCTTGAATATCAGTATGATCAATCATAAACACATGATCCGCCCATGACATATAATCAGCAGCTACATTAGCTTTAGGATCTGTTTGTAATTCCGGTGTGTTACATAAGAAATCCTCACCACCTGGATTAGATATTCTAACTGGTAACATCTGGCATGCAATAATAACATTCTTACCTTTTCTAACTAACGGATCCAGATCACCGAGAATATGGTGCATAGTATCATACAAATAACGATAACCCTTATGATACCCATATTGTTCGATGTTAGTATATACCCTACCTTGCGGGCCTTTTATAGTTGCGAATGTATATAATAGCCCAAGATGCTGAAGATAAGTACCAGTATCAATCACGATAGTTTCATAATCATTAAATAAATCTACCTGATGCAATGCGTCTCGGACATCTTGGAATGTTTCTATACCAGGAACATATTTTAATTTTTCTCCAGTAACAGGGTGTCTTATTTTACGACCACCATCATCGAGTCCAATAAATCCAGGTGTCGGAGCCATTGATGCAAGAGTTGTTTTACCCATTCCGTGTTTACTATGCAGAATAATTTTTTCACCTTCTTTGTCACCATCCCAATCAGTTATGTGAAATGTCTTTATAACCCTACTGGATTTCGGAGCAGGTGCTACTGGTGTTGGTGGCATTAATTTTGTTTTAGTAGCCGGTGGTTTAACCGGCGGTTTAGGTGGTGTTTTAGCTGTCATTCTGATTTCTCCCTCTTAAATATAAGTTCCATACCATCAGGCACATGGTCCTGATCAATTAATATATTATTGTAACACTGTTCCATATAATCGCATTTAAACTTGGCCTCACATTGGTTTTCATCCGAATACCAATGTTCTGTTTTAACCATCTCCTGTATGGTCTTATAGATATTATAGAGTTCCCATTCAAATTTAATTATATCCTGATCAGTCTTGGTAAGTTCTTTGCAATTAAAGTAGAACTCAGAACGCTCTACAATATCCTGAAGCAAACGAGCACCGAACATCTCCGGGGTTTCTCGGATAGCAAATGTACCCTCTTTTTTGCCGGATTCGACACCAACCAATTTATTATTTACAATAATGGTATGGTTTGCTTCGCAAATTACCTCAAATTTTTCCCCACCACAATACATTCCATCTTCTACGAACTTTTTACTATCACCCTGGCTGAGTTTCTTCGGCCTGATTCCTGGTTTGTGCCAGGCATCAAAATATACTCCGGCAATAGGAGCATCATAATGTTTATCAGCATATATACCATACTGTTCCAATTTACCTTGTGCCTGTAACTTACGAGCAGCATACACATAATTATTAGTTTGAGTATCTAATTTTAAATGGCCCCAAAAATCAGAATCAGGATCAACTGAACTGGATGTGGACTTGTGTTCCTTGACATATATTAGCCCATTAACTCTGATGAGCTTATCAATCTTACCTCTATTAACCACATTAGGTAACGCTCTACCAGTCTCAGGATTAACAACTGGGATTTCAAATTTTATCTCAGTAGCTAACACTTCTTCTTTTTGGTTTCCGTAATACCAGTTGTAACCTAACAAGGAATAGAGTAGAATGATTCGCTCAATTTCCAACTTTTCCATATCCAGGGCATCGGGTATCTTACCATAGACCTCATTAAGTTCTGCTACAACTGCTTCCATACGAGCTTCGTCACTATCATAGCTCGCACCATTAATCTCCTGGATTTTATGCCAGTTGGTCCCAACACGTTTCGCTTCGGTATCTACAACTGGCCTGATGCCATAATAGTGTGCGTTTCGATACCGCATCGGGCAGGCTTTGAAATCTTTGATTGCTGACGCAGAAAGAAAAATCTTTTGTGCCATATTATCCCTTTACCAAATAGTTACTGATTGATAATCTTCTCCCAATTCTATTTCTATTTTATATATATCAGTCGTTATTGGATTTCCAACTTTATTAGAATCTCCACGTTCTACTGTAGCATCTTCTGGAGCCAATTTAAGTTTTTCTATTAATTCTTTTACTTTCATTCCTTCCACCTCCAAATTTCTATACTAAGAATAAAACACAAGAAATGTATATCAAGATTATAACATCTGTTTTCTATTGCATCATTAAAATAATGCCAATCAATAATAAAAGGTAAACCCCAACAACTCCAATGAGTACAAATATTAATCGTATATTCAGAGTTATCACCCCATTGTATAGTTTTTCCATAATTTTTCATATCAAATCTCTCATATAATATTCCAACTCCTCTACACCATGCACTACAAAATATAGTCCATTATTCTCTCTGATCTGTTGCATCCGTTTTTGTTGTTTCGCAGATAATCGCCCACCTGATCCTCGTTTGCATTCAATCTCAAAATGCTGTCCAGTTTTTAGTAGTCCAATGATGTCACCTGAACCTTTGATACCATAAGTTCCCCATTGTCCGTGTTGATTTTGGAATGATCCAGCATCATGACGGTTGCAGAATATATTACGTGCATATAACCAGGTAAGACAACTTGCAAGAACAACTTTCTCTGGGTGGTTAAACACTTCTACAACCGGATGTGTAGCTATGCTACCGTCTTTAGTACCTTCTCGTTTCACTTTTCTGTCCTCTCTGATGCACTTGAAAGCATCATAGTAATCTTTAAGTTTCTGGTCTTTAGTGCGGCGTTTCATCAATATCTCCGCAATCTGTTCATTGCTTTCTGAATACCCGTTTCCCCATTGGGGGATTTTTACTTTAGGAGATTCTTTAGCCAGAAACTCAAGAAATCCTTACGGCGTTTGAAACGTTTACGTTTAAGGTTTTTCATAATGAAATATCTCACCACATTCATTGCAGATAAAACTATCATTATCACAATCTTCTTCTTGTACATTTCCGCAATGTGGACAAACTACCCAATCTAAATCCATTTTATTCTCCTATTTTATGTACATCTCTGTCAATTGGCCCTCAGCCGAAAGCGGCAAACCATCGGCCCAATCAGGACCGGTAGAAAATATATCAATCATTTCTGATAGTTTATCCATAGCTTCTGATTTATCAACCATACACACTATCTCATCATGAGAATGTAATATAACCGGACCGATTTCTCGTTCACATTCTAAAATCCAATAACCCAATAGATCTCTGGCAATTGCTTGAACTACATTTTCCGTGATTGCTCCACCCCAAAGATGTCCCCAATGATATTTAATAGTACCTTTTTTATCCAGATGAGCATGTCGATAATTCAATACCCGGCCTGATGGTAACTGTAGATGAACTGTGTTGCCCGATTTCCAGAATTTAAAACCCGGATTAAATGAATCATCGGATGCAGTAATATGTTTCTTAAAAGATACAGTTTTACCACGTATATGAATAGTTGCAACTTCTCTCGGATATTTAATTACATATCTAAATGCTTTTTCTATGCGGGTCCAGAACTCTGGAATCCTGGCATATTTAGTACGATATGCTAATATAAGATATGCTATAAATTTTTCATCATATTTTCCTGATTCTGGTACTATATAATTTTCAAGACCACATAACATCAAATCCTTAGTATGTTGTCGCATTATTTTTTTTAATAATTCTCCATCAAGTGTAGATGGTTCTTTAAATAATGGGCGTAAACCATTATTTACAATACAATTTAAATAAAATTTAACTGGACCCATCCCATAACCTGAGCCAAGAATTCCATCTTTGCCAAATCCACGTTTTATTTTAAGAATTCCTTTTTGTTCTTCAGAATCATTATCAGTAGGCTTATGCACACCACAATTAAACAACCTACTTGCAAACACTGAGTAAATATCTTCTCCATTTCTAAATCCTTCAGTTAAATCAGTTTGACCAGCGATCCAAGCAAGAATTCTGGCTTCTATTTGTGCTGAATCAGTAATTGCCAATGTCTCAGTTTCTGGTGCTATTAACATATTACGCATTTTCCTGATTAACGAATGTACTTCTGCTCCCCGACCCCGGCCACCAAAATTCTGTACATTGATCTTCTCAGTACCAGACCAACGCCCAGTATGTGCACCATAATATTTTAAGGGTACACGAAGCAGATCATTTGACGCTTTGCATTGGGCCATTAAAGATTGTATCCGTTTAATATGCCCCGGCCAGGATTTAGATGCTACTTTAGCTTGCATCAGAATACGCACATTCCCATTAGTGTGATTTAATAATTGCTTGAATCCTTCATCAGTTTTTGCAAAAGCGGGCACAACTCCGGGTTGTCCCAAAAGTTTAACCATGTTTTTTCCTGGTTTCCCAGCTTTGACTGGTATTTTCTCTCTATTAGGTAAAACATTGATCAGGAGTTCAGTGAAGCTGAGTGTGCCACTTATTTCTTTTTTCGTGTGGCCAGTTTGTTTAACCGCCGCCAAAAGTTCCTGTTCCATTTGTAATGTAAGATTATTAGCAAGTGCATAATCCAGCCGAAAATGCGGAGACAAATACATTCCGAGCGTATGCCGAGCGAGAGGGATTTCAAATTCAGGGTTATTAACAATTGGTAATAAAATTTGTAAAAGGGCATTTTCATTTCTAATATCTCCAAGATTATATTCTTTCATTGCCTGATGATCCATATCTTCCCAATGTTGCCCCTTAAATTGTTTTGTATCGCCCTTTGCTTCCAGGTTAAACATTAGGGCCAGATCTTTAAGTTTCTGCGACATTCTGGAATCATAAAATCTCGATAGATCTTCTATATCAATTATAAATGGTGGATTGATTCCAAATTTTTCTAATAATATTAGAATATCAAATTTGCAATTTTTAGCAACTACTGTACAGTTATGAAATGCCTTACCGAATATTTTTTTAAGTCGCCTGACTGCCCAGGGTACATCTGGGCCTGGAATAAAAACTGGACCATTTGCCTTCGAGTGATTTAGAATCTCAAAGCCCAGACCAATGAACTCAAATCGAGAATCCGTAATGTACTCCACAGTGGACATCTTAGATAGAGAATAATCTGTGTCGAAATACGTCTCGAAGTCTATCATCAGAGTTTCAGTGGGCCAATTAATTTGTTTTAATACATCAAGCCAGGTCATTTAATAGTTTTTCCTGTTTTATACTGTTCTGTTTTACGACACCTTTTACAAGTAACCCTTCGTTTATTGAAAGTATAATCAAGATAGGTAAAATGATGTACCCTACACACTATATTAAAAGCCCAATTACGGGCATAATGTATTTTTCTTTTCTTTCTCATTATCTTTCTTTTTCCCAATATTCCTCTAATGCGTTTTCAGCTTCTTCTTTTGAATTATATGGTCCATTACAAATAGCCCAGAATTCATTGAAAAAATACCATTTACCATCTTTATGCTTATGTATTATTTCTTTCATTATAACTCCAGCCAATATCCTTTGTTCTCAGCCCCGGCTATTTTCATTTTCGGGTAATGGTCGTTAATCTTTCGGAGTTTATTTAGTAATTCAAGAGTTACTGATTTTTGTCCCCAATCATCATCAAGCTCATACTCCCAATATGCCTGAACCAAACAGCTAATTACAGCCCACACACATGATCGCTTATCAGAAGTTTTACTTCTGGGTACAGCCACATATACTGGCAATCGGCCCGGATCATGCAGGTTTTTAGGAGGGGTTAGACATTTAAGGAACATATAAACAGTATGAGAACTATTATTGCCTAAAGTAACAAGTAATTTCCTAATCTCGCCATAAACCTGTTTCCTAATCTCAGCATGTTCAGTATAAACATCTAATGGTCTAATATTTTCATCACCACGTGCAAGCGGATTAGTTCGTTGGAATTTTTCTGTCATAATTATCCTTTGTGCATTTTCTGAAAACAAGTGGGACAAACAACTGGATTAGGAACCCGTAAATCAAAAATAACTTTAGCTCGATAACGTATCTGATTTGCTTCAGCCCTATCTGATACAGTTTCAACACGTTTATATTCTGAACATACCCAATCTTTAATTTCCTGATCTGTCATTCCCATTATGGTTTTCCTGTACGCTTCCTAATTTCCTTAACTCGTTTTTGGAATTCTTCTTCTGTAATCCATAACTCATCACGCCCATACGCCCACCGTAAGACGTATTCTTCCTCTGATATTTGCATCGGCCTACGCTTGCTACCTTTGCCCATTATTTCCGCAACCAAAAATAATATATTGGAACTGATACAATTAAACCACCAATAGCACCATAAATAGCGGCCATTAAAAATTCTATTAGAATACTCATTACTTATTCCTCTTATAACCAGACCGGGGATCTTTCATTAATCCCTTATACATTTTACGCCGTTCTATCTTACGCTGATGTTGTGATTTCTTTGGTTTAGCCATTATTTTGTACCACTATTATTTCATCCAAACGGCCAAGAATTTCTACACCATAATAATCCATAGAACCATCAGATATTTTAAGCCAATTATTTTCATGCGAATATTTTAATAAAACCACTTCTCCATCATAAAGTTTTAAACCTGTTATTCCATTATCATATTTAAAAACCATTCCTGGTTTAACATCATCAACAGTTATTTTATCTTCTACTTTTTTATACGCTTTAATTGTAATTTTTAAACTCATGTTAATCTCCTCGCAATTTCTAACCAGTTATTTTTATACCCGATTCCCCTATCATCGATATATACATCTGCAATGGGTTTATCCATTGATGGGGACGTTATAATCTCATCATAGGGCAGATTATATTTTTCCATAAATTCTAATATTATTTTTGTATGTACTCCACGTTCACCTTCCCGACCCCAATAAGTTGCAGTCCTACACGAATGAATCTTTATCGTATAACCAGCAGCTTTTAATGTTTCTAATGCTTCTTTTACATTTGGCTCAATCGGGCCAACATCAGGGAATGCGAACTTACAAAGAGTCCCATCAAAATCTATAACTGCTATTTTATCAATTGGTCTTTGACTTAGCATTTTAGAATCTGCTATCATGATATTTCTCCCCCCTGCCGCATGGCATCGGGATATGTATCGGAGTGCCATCTAATATAACAGCAGCACCTAAAACAGAACGCTTTGTTGCCTGTTTACCATAAGCAAATGCCATTGCCTTGTCATCAATTAGAGCACCGACATCAAGGCCAAACATTCTACGTAATGGGTTCACAAGCCATTTAACTCCACCGGCTGAATGGTGGTGGCCGATACAAACAGACATACCCATTTGACGTACAAGATTAAAAGCAGGGTATAATCCTGAGCCACAACCATCACCATGTACAAAATAAATTTCATCATAAATAAAACTATCAGCCCATGTCCAATTAGGAGTTTTCCAGATGTCCTTATAATTTCTTATAAAACGTGCGGGTATATTAACTGATTCAGCGAGCCGTATTACACGCCTATCATGATTTCCGAGTACGACATCTGCTTTAGGAAATGTTTTATACCATTTCTGTATATTTTTAAAGGCCAATTCATATTCGTCTTTTGGCCCCGGCATTTCGGGATGATGGGCATGAAAACTAATGCTGTGCCAATCAGTTACGTCTCCGCTGAAGATAGTATGCGTTGTTTTATATTTTCGGCGTAAATCTTTACAAAAAGCTAACGCACCCTTCCGGCTACATGGTTCATGCAAATCAGAAATATCTAAAATTCTCATATTATGCCCTCATTATCTGCTGTGCTAACCACGAAACAACTTCATTAATATGTTCAAATACATATACTGGTTTATTAGTAGCTTTGGCATGTTTATATTCTATTATTCGACCGCCTTGTATTGGGTCATCAGCCGGTGCGTATATAATTACACCATCACATTTGTCGATAATCTTGCAATCAATTTCAAGAACTTGTTTTTCGGTTAGATATTTATCTCTGAATGCTATATAAACAAAGTCCTCATGTTCTGCGGGTACATATAAATCTACTGATTGTAACTTAAGACGTATCTCACTGACTATATTCATTATCTTATCGCAGTTCTCTTTTATCTGCGTAGGCATAGCATCCTTACCATATTTGCCACGAATTGAATGAGAAAGGTAGAATCTCATATTATTGCTCCTTTTGGTTCTTGCTGCTCATACTTCGGCATATCATCTAAATCAGCGGGCAATAGGCCCATTTCAATCATTTTCTCATAGTGCATAATAAACTCGGCATTTACAGCAATAGCGGCCAGATGATCTTCATTCAATAAGCCCATTTTATATTCCTGCAAATGGCGTTCCATAGATGCTATACATCGGCTGATTTTCATACCCTTTTCCCAATTACGTTCAGCATATTTTAATGCTCCAAGTCGTAGCCATTCACCTTTACGCATCTGTGCATACGGTGAAATTAAATCAGGTCGAGCTTTATCTTCTGCTGTATCCCGTACTGCACCTGTACTAAATTTTTCTCGTTTCCCGCTATCGTGCATATTACAACTTCTCTAATTTAAGTCCGTGTGTATCAACATCGTTAGGGAGAAAGTTAACTGACCGTTCCAACTTTTTATTATATTATTATTTTCGTTGCGTCTCAACATTAACTTTTCTCCCTAAAATTTCCGTATAATATAATTGTCCATTCCTTCTTCATAAGATGCCATATCTCCGAGTCCACATAATTTAGGGAACGGCATACCCTTTTTCTTTGCCTTATTTAATAAACCCCATACGTTTGAATATGAAGTGCGTAAATAAAGGGCAATCTCATACATTGACAATCCCTTTTTTACATATAACCAATAAACAAGATATTGTCGATATGTAAGAATAGGAAATAATTGCGGAGCTTTAGCTCTTAAACTTTTTAATAGTCGTCTTACTTTTTCAACTGTAATATTCATTTTTCTGGCTGTTTCTATTGTGGTTAATCCCTTAAAATTATGATGCCGTAATCGATAGCATTTAATTTCATCTTTAGTAATTCCGCATCTCATTTTTATCCTTCCATTTATAGCTCTAATAATCACCTATTTGCCCCATTTTTCACATTATTCGCACATTTTTCAAAATATTTTTTAATGTCCTATAAAATCCAATCAGCCAAATGTTAAAAGCATCCTATCGGCCATTTCAGCTAAATCATTAAGCCACGCTTTTGGCCAAAATTTAGCAAATAATTCAGCCCATAAAAGCCATTCTTTATCATAATCAGTGATTAGAGTGGTCATCATTGTACCACTATCCCATCCGGATAACATAACAACAATCGGATTATCGGAAATTTACCTGATTCAAGTATCTGATTAAATTCTTCCTGCGTGCTGTACCCATAGCTCACTTTACCCTTCGGTCGAGCTTCATAAATAATTTGTGGTTCACCTGATTCGACTGCTTCAAATCGAGCTTTTTCTACTATTTGTGGATATTTCATTTTTTACCCTTTGACTTATCAAAATAATCTTTCACTACCGACCTATCCTTCGTTCCCACGTGCAAATGCCTATACGCATCCCACAGCCCCGTACTCGATTCACTTGTCCAAGCTGGCCGATTTAAGGATGCTCTTTCGTTTAGTTTGATTTGTTGATTCATTTACTATTCTCCGCATCTTGTATTGCCTGTTTTATTGTTTCTGCTATTTTCTCGTTTACAACCAACACCTCAACACCCTCGGTCGATTCAAATACTTCAATACCACCACGAATTAAGTCTGCGTCAGTAAAATAACCACCATCTGCGTGATAATCATTTTCTTCTAAATCGTAGTTAATATAATCCGCCAAATATTTTGCTAATTTCATATCAATTCCCCATTTCTTCTATCTCTACATCACCATCTTGTTCTACATTATCAATTAACTGTTCTGTATCGGAATTTGTTGCCATTGCTATTTCTATTGCTTTTTCCATATCGTTTGCATCAATAATCTGTTCCGTATATGAGTGATACGGGATTCTTACTTTATATTTCATTTTTTACCCCCTCTTAATATTCCATAGCTTTTTTTGCTAACTTAATCAAATTTAGAACATCAACAGCATAAGCAGCATAAGCAGCAGCATTAGCATAAGTAACATCAGCAGCAGCATTAGCATAAACAGGAGCAGCAGCAGTAGTAACAGCATAAGCAGCATAAGCAGCAGCAGTAGCAGCAGTATCAGCAGTAGTATAAGCATAAGCAGCATAAGCAGCAGCAGTAGTATAAGCAGCAGCAGCAGTAGCAGCATCAGTAGCATCATAAGCAGCGTCATTACTTCTATCTTTTCCCGACAACCAATTATCCGCCCATTGGTTCCAGCCCTCATTTTTATAAATCTCTTTTACACACAAAATAGTGAATGCTATTTTTTGAATCCGTGTAATTTGCGAGAACGGTAATTCTTTTATTAGCCGCATTTGGGTAAATCCAAATTTTAACCCCCTGTCGGTTTTCCTTTTACCTTTAATACCTACCTCGAATAATCGAGGATTTTCAATACCGGCGTGAATTGGGTTAAATAATACAGCTAACAGGGGGTGATTATAACAATGTAACCATCCAGAAGTACACAATGCACCCCTGCCGGAAGTACGAACCCATTTTTTTAATGTCCATTGAAAACCGTTATGGGTTTGCATTTTTTGATTTGTCAATTTATAATAGTTCATTTTATTCTCCCATAAATACTTCTTTATCACAATCAAGACAATAATAATGTGTATTCTCATCAAGTTTTTCTTCCCTGTTGCCCTCGGCATCTACTATAAAACTTGCCGTAGTTACTGAATAAAAATCATATTCATTTCCGCATTCACACCGTAATTCCATTTTTCAGTCTCCAAAAACATCTTCGTGTGGATTCGTTTCAAACTCCGCACCACAACAACAGCATTTTACTTCTTCTGTTAATCCCATTATTCGATTAAATGTTTCACAATCAGGGCATATCCATTCATACCCACTGGCTATAATATCAACTTTTTCCATCTGATTCACCCTCCTCAACTGTTTCTTGGCTAATATATTCCAGTACCTCAAAATCATCCGACCGGCCTACATAAAGCGAGTAGCTATCAAGGCACGTTTGGTCTGAAGCATCTTCACAAATACATAGATAATTCGTATCAAAATCCTCATCGACCAGAATATCAGCCACTATACTAATTCTTTTCTTAATTTTCATAATTCAACTCCACAATCGCTATAATATGCTTCAATAATGCTATTATCCCAATATTCAGGATGGTCATAGCGTTCTAAAATATTTTCTGTTAATATTTCAGTTAATTCTTTTTTTTGTTCATCTGTTAATTTCTTTTTCATTTCAATTTCTCCAGCATATCTAATAGAATTTTCTTATCAATTTCTAAATCTCGATGACTCCAACCACTCTCATATTCTGCCCGTATTCCACCACACACCATTTCAAACCAGTCAATTATATCCTGCTGTGGTAATACTTTCTTGCTACAATGCGGGCAATCGCCAAAATATTTACCAGTTTCAGTATCAATTTCACCCATAAATGTTTCACCACAATAGCCGCATTCTATTTCAATTAGTTGACTACTCATCTTTTATTTCCTCAATTATATTCGTTTCTGCGTGTTGTGGTTCAAGCTCATTCAAAAATTCAGCATTATCCATTGCTTCTACAATCATTTCTGCTTTTTCACAGGCGTTATCTTCACAACACGCTTCAACTTCTACAACAACGCTACCACTATAACTTACGCCCACTCTAAATTTTTTCATTTCTTTTTTCCCTCATTTTCTTGCTTACGCAATTCTTTATATGCCACATATATCATTTTCTTTGCTTGTTTCCGGCCAAACCTGCACACACGGCTGAACCATAAGCTGTAAACTTCATCATCGAATTCACGTTTGTTCAGGCGTTTAGACATAACTAATCTTCTTCTGCGTTAGCTTCAGCGTCTTTAAGCTCATCAAGTAAACGCTCACATTCAAATATCAAAGACCCTAATGCTGTTCGAGTTAAATCTTCTACGCCCACAAATTCGTTATTGTGTTGAACATCTACGATTCTAATTGCTGGTAAACTCATAATTCACCCCCTATCTTACTCCATCCCATCGCCATTATTATCTGTGTAGTAAGCAAAATTTACATCGTACCATTCTGTACCTATAAATCCACAATCAGGACATTCAACAGGATAACCATAAGAATAAGAAGATTCTTGTAAAAATCCTGTTCCATAATCAAGATTTCCAACTATTCCGCATTTCGGGCATTTTCCACATTCGTTCATCTCTCACCTCTCTACTTATTCTATAATTCCAGCCGATTCTGTTCGGCTATATTCTATAATGCTCTAATAAGTTTCACCAATGTTACTGCAATTAAAAAATTTATTACAACCCATTGACCCGCTAAAAAACCTAATATCGTATGCCAACCTGTTCCCATAATCCCCTCACTTTCTACTTAAAGTATAACACATAAAATTCAAAAGTCAAATGAAAACTTCATTTTTTCTTAATTTTTTTATCTGGTCTGGTGTTAATAATCGCCAATTCCACACTAATCGTGGACGTTTTATCAGACGCTCAATTATTTTTCTCGACCGTGCTTTTTAATTTCAGTTTTCATTCAAAGTTTCCCTCTAATACTTCATCATTTATTCGTTCATAGTCAATCTCTCCGATTTCACTTAAAAATCCGGCATCAATCAATCCTTGTGCCATCCTGCCATAGCTACCTTGTAACGTCCAAGCCATACCGTTTTTTACCAGCATAGAAAACAATTCAATAGTTTCCTCATCTGATAATTCACCTGATTCATAAGCAATAATCTGTCCTGTTAAATCCATAATTTTACCCCTAATTCTATGCGTGATAAAATCCATCGCCATATTCAGTATCCCATCGTTTTAGGACTTCATTTACTCGCATAATTTCCACAATTCCATTTTTATCATTGGTGCAACCTACAATACCATTTTCACACAAACCCCCAATTTCCCGATAATCGGCACAAAGTAAAACTTGTTCATTGCCGAAAATTACATCATACCATTTAGCGTTAGCTATTATTCTAATTTCCTCATCGGTTAAATCAACAATATCAGGTAATAATACTAATGCTAATTCGTCCACTTGTTCACCGTAGTTATCTTTCATTTTTTTTTTTACCCCCTGTTTTTTATAAAATCTTGAACAATATCATAAATACATAATGCCGTTCGGTTAATTAAATCCCGTGTCTGAACAAAATCAATTAGTGTATTGTTTTGCTCTTGAATTGCTTTCATTTTTACTTTTGCCTTTTCAAGACAATCAATAAATTCGCCGTTTGTAATTTTCATTTTTACTCCGCTTTCGCAATATACCAGTTTTTTGGATTCATAGCTTGCGTTTTAAGCCGTTTATATTTCGTTTAGGTAGTAAACTACCATCAAATACAAAACTGCGTATAGGCCTAAACTTTGTTATTGTTTTGAACGCACAAACAATACAGTAAATCGGCTGTTCTTTTAATAATTTATTGATGATTCGATTCTGTTTGTCGGTCATTGGTTCATAATATTCTATCGCTGCTGTGTCGTGCCGGATTAAAACACGAACACCACCCTCATTCATAAATTGCGTCAACGTCATCTTTAATTGCTGTACACAATTTATTTCGTGTGTTCCACTGGTACAATCAATTTGCTTTCCGGTTTTTGTTATTAGACAATTCATAACTAATCCTTGAAACAAACATCCAAAAACTTTTGCCGGTCAAATAGCGGATTATCCTGTTCACAATAATCAGCTAATCTGTATGCAATATCCTGACATCCTTGATTTATACCTGATTCAATATCTGTTTCACAATCAGAACATCGGCTTTTTGCAATACAATCCGCTATTGCCCTATAATTTTTCTTCGATAACATAATGTTTTCCTATACTAATTTACTATCCGATTCAATTCTCTGCACAAGTATTTTATTCTACTTGTTTAATTTCTTTATGGCATAGCATAGACCGTTAATTTTTTCCCCGCATTTATACTGGTCGTTAATCTCGATAATCAAGCTATGTTCTGGTTTGCCTTGCCAGATACCGTCCGCCTTGATAATCGTTGCACCATCAAAGTAATCACGAATTAGTTTTTTTATCTGCTCATAGTTTTTGTTCTCTGTAAATAGTCTATATAGCATCTTTAGTCCCCCTTAATAATCGTTTTCGTATAGCTTGACCGCCACAATCAGCAGTATCGAGAAACTTGCATATTTCACAAGCTGATAAGCCGTTAATCTGTATTGGCCAACAATCACTTGTCAATTTACTCTGGTCGATTTTTTTACTTTCGGTGATAACTAATCTATTGTTCTCAATTTTAGCTTTTTGATACAACATTTTTTAGCCCTCATTAGCGTTTTTGTATTCTCCAATTATCTCTCTATATTCTATATTTGAAGCAAGCTGTTTGACAGCTTCGCCAAGAGTTTTTCCATATATCCCTGTATAGTTGTAATATCCCTGTTCATTTTTAACACTAATTTGCCATTGCTTTACTTGCTG